TCAAAGATTACAACTTGCTTATGAAAACTTGCCACGCTGGATGCAACAAGGTATCTTGTCTTGGAATAAAGGTTCTTTAGAGTTAGAAAATGGATCCAAGATTTCAGCAAACTCTACATCTTCATCTGCTGTTCGAGGTGGATCGTATAATATCATCTTTTTGGACGAGTTCGCGTTCATCCCGAATCACATTGCTGATGACTTCTTTGCCTCTGTTTATCCTACTATATCTTCAGGTCAAAGCACAAAAGTAATTATCGTATCTACTCCTCGCGGTATGAATCATTTTTATCGCATGTGGCATGATGCCGAACGTAGTAAAAATGAATATTTACCAACTGATGTTCATTGGTCTGAAGTTCCTGGTAGAGATGAAAAATGGAAAGCACAGACGATTGCTAACACAAGTGAACAGCAATTTAAGGTTGAATTTGAATGTGAATTTTTAGGTTCGGTTGATACTCTAATTAATCCAGCTAAACTTAGAACTTTGGTTTATGATGATCCATTAAAAAGAAATAAAGGACTAGATATCTACCAAAATCCAATAGAAGAGCATAATTATCTAATAACTGTTGACGTTGCACGCGGTGTTGGGAGTGATTATTCTGCATTTATTGTTTTTGATATTACAAATTTTCCATATAAGGCAGTAGCAAAATATAAGAATAATGAAATTAAACCAATGCTTTTTCCATCAATCATTAATGAAGTTGCAAAAGCATACAACGATTCTTGGGTTTTAATCGAGGTTAATGATATTGGAGATCAAGTTGCAAATATTCTTCATTTTGACCTTGAGTATGATAATGTTCTTATGTGTGCGATGAGAGGTCGTGCAGGTCAAATCGTTGGATCTGGATTTAGTGGCAAAAAATCACAACTTGGTGTTCGAATGACTTCCGCTGTAAAAAAATTAGGGTGCTCCAATTTAAGAACACTTATAGAAGATGATAAATTAATAATTAATGATTATGATATGATTAGTGAGTTAACAACATTCACTCAGCGCCACAATACTTTTATGGCAGAAGAAGGTTGTAATGATGACCTTGCAATGTGTCTTGTTATTTTCTCGTGGTTAGTTGCTCAACAATATTTTAAAGAGATGACAGACAATGATGTTCGTAAAAGAATCTATGAAGAGCAAAAAAATCAGATTGAGCAAGATATGGCACCATTTGGATTTATTGTTGATGGTCTAGATGATGATGTATTTGTTGAGAAAACAACTGGAGATAGATGGATGAAAGCTGAAAAAAATGATAATCAATTAGAAGTTTGGAATGTAGATGAATATGGTGATCGTTCTTATATGTGGGACTATATGTGATGGAATTTGATTTTGATGATCAAATTGAGTTAGAGCATATATTATTCTTTGAAAGAAAATGTAGGGTTTGTAAAAAAGTTAAGAATTTAATGAATGATTATTATCTTACTAGAAAAAATAAAGGTGCTTTTCCATCAGCATATTCCTATGAATGTAAAGATTGCACTATAAAACGTATTAAAAATAGCAGAAAAAATAAGAAAACAGAGTCACAGTGGGCATATCCTGATTGGTAAGTTGTTCACGCTCGGTTTCCCCAATGAAAGTAACCTTTTTAATAAATATTTGTAGGTAATTTGGACTTGCGAGGAGAATTAAGATGCCGCTAAATTTAGCATCTCCTGGAATTGTCGTTAGAGAAGTTGACTTAACTGCAGGTAGAGTAGATTCAGTAACTAATAAAACTGCTGCTATTGTTGCACCTTTTGCAAAGGGACCAGTTGATCTTCCAACTATCATCCCTTCAGAACAGGCACTACTTGATAATTTTGGAAAACCATACTCAACAGATAAACACTATGAGCACTGGATGGTTGCGTCCTCATACTTAGCTTATGGTGGACAATTAAGTGTTGTAAGATCAGATGATGCTCTTCTAAAAAATGCTTTTGTAGGTTCTGGAACTAGCATTAAAATTAAAAGTAATGAGCACTATGTTCAGTTAGGTTATGATGAAAATACAAATACCAACTTTTTTATTGTTGCAAAGAATCCTGGTTCTTGGGCAAATGATTTAAAAGTTGCAGTAATTGACGGACTTGCTGATCAGATCGTTTCAGTTGCGTCTGCAACCACATCGGTTTTAAGGGTTGGATATGGAGTAACTCAAGCAATTAATTCCACCCTTCCTGGTGTTGGATCAACAACAGTATTGGATGGATACTTAAAGGGAGTTGTAACTGCTATTGGTCCTAATCAGTTTTGGGTTAAATTAGTCTCACACGTTACTGCTAGTGGAACTGAAACCAATGTTGATTATCAAGAATCTGGAATTTATAGATTTACTTCAGGCACTCAAGTAACAGTAAACACTTCTAATGGTGTAGGCATTGCCACAACAACTTCTTCCTCAGTATCAGATTGGTTTAACGTACAATCTATTTCATTATCAAATGGATCTTCAATTGCTTGGAATGGGATTGCAAATAGACCTCAAACTTCCGAGTTTTCTGCATCAAGAGGGGGAAGATTTGATGAAGTTCATATTGTTGTAATCGATGATAAGGGAGATATTACTGGTAATGCGGGAACAATTCTTGAAAAGCATCTTTCTTTATCAAAAGCAAAAGATGCTCAATATTCTTCTGGAAGTCCTTCATACTGGAGAAAGTATCTAGAATTAAATTCAGGATATCTTTTTGCTGGTTCTCAACCACACAATGCAATTGGTGGTATTACTACTACATCTTTTAGTGCAGTAAGTATTGGAAATACTTTTACCTTAGAACAAGATATTAACTGGGATCAGGATGCTTCTGGTGTAAAATTTGGCGCTCATGGAAATAGCACTTTAACTCTTCTCGGTGGATTAAATTATAATGGTCAGACTGGATTAACAACTACAGGTTCTTTATCAGCTAACCTAAATGATCTTAGTACTGGTTATGGATTATTTGAGAATACTGAGAATTTTGATATTGATTTTATTCTGATGGGATCAGCATCTTATGATAAAGAAGATGCTCAAGCATTATCTAATAAGTGCATTGCAGTTGCCGAGGTTAGAAAGGACTCTATTGCGTTTATTTCACCATATAGAGGTGCAACTATAACTGATACTTCATCTGAGACGGCAGTAACAATTAATTCTGATGAAGATATTACGAATAATGTCATCAGTTTTTACGCACCACTAACTTCTTCATCTTATGCTATTTTTGACTCTGGTTACAAATATATGTTTGACAGATTTAATAATACATTCAGATATATCCCTCTAAATGGTGACATCGCTGGAACTTGTGCAAGAAATGACATCACTAACTTCCCATGGTTCTCACCTGCAGGAACTTCCAGAGGCGCAATTTTAAATGCTGTTAAACTAGCGTACAATCCATCAAAATCACAAAGAGACAGACTCTATACCAATAGAATTAATCCCGTAGTATTCTTACCAGGATCTGGAATTGTTCTATTTGGTGATAAGACGGGTCTGGGAAGATCTTCAGCGTTTGATAGAGTAAATGTTCGTAGATTGTTTATCTATCTAGAACAAGCGATTTCACAAGCAGCAAGAGATCAACTCTTCGAATTCAATGATGAAATTACAAGGACTAACTTTGTGAACATCATTGAGCCATTCCTTCGTGATATTCAGGCTAAGAGAGGAATTTTTGATTATGTTGTTGTTTGTGATGAAACAAACAATACTGCTGCTGTGATTGATAATAATGAATTTGTGGCTGATATCTACATCAAACCTACCAGATCAATTAACTTCATTGGTCTTACATTTGTTGCCACCAGAACTGGTGTTGCGTTTGAAGAAGTAGTTGGAAACGTTTAATTAATCCAGAGGTTAAAAAACTATGGCAACTAGAAATCAACTAAATCCACCTCCATTAAGGAGAATTACAGACTTTAAGAGTAAGCTCACAGGTGGTGGAGCTAGAACTAACCTTTTTGAAGTTGTTCTCGCTTTTCCAGAAATAGCTCCTGCAGATACCGTAGTCCTTGACAAGTCAAGATTCTTATGCAAGTCTGCTGCTCTACCAGCGTCAACTATCGCAGCACTTCCAGTATCTTTTAGAGGAAGAACTCTTAATGTTGCTGGAGATAGAACTTTTGAGAGTTGGTCAGTAACCGTTATTAACGATACTGATTTCTCAATCCGCTCTGCATTTGAGAATTGGATGAATACCATGAATCGTGTTTCTGATAATACGGGTGTTACTGATCCTGCACTATATCAGGCAGATGCATTCGTTTATCAGTTAGATCGTGACGGTTCAACTCTGAGAGCATATCATTTCTATGATATTTTCCCAACAAATATTTCCGCAATTGATCTTTCATACGATAATGAGGGAATTGAAGAATTTAGTGTAGAATTCCAAATTCTTTGGTGGGAAGCAATTAGAGGTAATAGTCCTAATGCTGGTGGTATTGATATCAACTAAATATTATGATAGGATAGTCAATAAAAACTTATAACATGGCAAAACTCTTTGGTTTTTCAATTGATAATAGTCAAAATAAATCCAAGAGTATAATATCCCCCGTCCCAGAAAATAATGCGGACGGGGTTGATTATTATATTCAGAGTGGATTTTATGGTCAATATGTAGACTTAGAGGGCGTTTATCGCACAGAGTACGATTTAATTCGTCGTTATCGTGAAATGTCTTTACATCCAGAATGTGATAATGCAATTGAAGATGTAGTAAATGAAGCATTGGTTAGCGATCTTTACGATTCTCCAGTAGAGATTGAATTATCAAATTTAAACGCAAGTGAAAAATTAAAAGAAAAAATTCGAGATGAATTTAAGTATATCAAAGAAATGCTTGATTTTGATAAAAAATCTCATGAGATTTTTAGAAATTGGTATGTTGATGGTAGACTTTACTATCTAAAAGTTATTGATGTTAAAGATCCTAAATCAGGAATCCAAGAACTTAGATATGTTGATCCACTAAAGATCAAATATGTTAGGCAAGAGAAGAAAAAAGATAATCGTAACGGTGCAGCATTATTAAATAATAACAAACAAGAAGATTACAATACTCCAGAAATAGAAGAATTTTTTATCTACAGTAAAGGTGGTAATAACTATGCAAGTGGCACCTTTGGTGGTGGGTCGATGGGAGGAAATAAAGGATCTGTTAAAATTGCAAAAGATTCTATTGCATATTGCACATCTGGTCTTTTAGATAGAAATAAGAACGTAGTTCTATCATATCTTCATAAAGCAATTAAATCCCTCAATCAACTTAGAATGGTTGAGGATTCTTTGGTTATCTATCGCTTATCACGCGCACCAGAAAGAAGAATTTTCTACATCGACGTTGGCAATCTTCCCAAGGTAAAAGCAGAACAATATCTCAAAGATGTGATGATGAGATATCGTAATAAACTTGTATACGATGCAGCGACTGGTGAAGTTCGTGATGATCGTAAGTTTATGAGTATGATGGAAGATTTTTGGCTTCCAAGAAGGGAAGGTGGTAGAGGAACAGAAATTACTACTCTTCCTGGTGGTCAAAATCTTGGCGAACTTTCAGATATTGAGTATTTCCAGAAAAAACTTTATAGAGCACTAGGTGTTCCAGAATCTAGAATTGCATCAGATGGTGGATTTAACCTAGGTCGTTCATCTGAAATTCTCCGCGATGAACTTAAGTTTGCCAAGTTTGTTGGAAGACTTAGAAAGCGTTTTGCAAATCTTTTTAATGATATCTTAAGAACACAATTAATTCTTAAAAATATTGTTTCTCCAGAAGATTGGGATGTAATGTCCGATCATATTCAGTATGATTTCTTATATGATAATCAGTTTGCAGAATTAAAGGAGACTGAATTAATTAATAACAGATTGGGAACTTTATCAACAATCGAACCTTATATCGGTAAATATTTTTCTACTGAATATGTTCGTAAGAGAATTCTTCGCCAAACTGATTCTGAAATTATTGAAATTGATATGCAAATTCAGGATGAGATTGAAAAAGGAATTATTCCAGATCCAAATGCAGTGGATCCAATAACTGGTGAACCTTTACCACAAGAAGGTGAAATGGGAATGGGTGATTTGGGGCAAAATCCAATGAGTGATATGGGTCAGGTTCCAACAGAACCAGACTTAGAAGTACAAGCAGCAGAATTTGATAAAGGTCTTAAAAAAGATACTAAAAAAGCCGAGATATAAATAAAGTATAAACTTATATTTAATTTTTATGGAAGATATTATCGATTTGATTGCAACAGGTTCTTCTGCATCAGATGTTAGTGATAAAATTAAAGATGTTCTTTATGCTAAAGCAGCAGAAAGAATTGATATGGCAAGACCTCTAGTTGCTCAAGGTATGTTTGGAGAAGACGGGGAAACTTCCGAATTCGAAGAAGGTGAAGAAATTGAGTATGATAACACATACGATGGAGAGGATCAAGAATAATGGCAATTAAAATTGTACAAAATGTGAATCGCATTTCCCCAATAGTTGGGGCAGCGGTAACTAGCAATCCTGTTTCATTAAAAAGTGGATATCTTAGAGTTTCTACGGGAGCAACAGGAGTTTATGTTGAAATTGGATCTAATCCTGTAGCAACTATAGATTCTTTTCATATTCCTCCATA